TCTTGGGCTCCTTGTCTGTGATGTAGACCTTCTGGTCGTTTCGCAAGAAGAAGTGAGAGCCGCGTGGCCCCGTGTAGATAGTTGCGTCGTCAGGAACAAGTCTGCGAGGAGCTTGTGTCATTTCAGTAGTCGCTCGGTAAAAGAACACAGGTGTTGCAGCTGTCGTGGTTCTGCTGCATCTCGAAGTCGTATTGGATGTAGCTGATCACCCAGACTTTCTCCTTTTGTGGGCCTACGTCGTAGGCACCCATGAGCCGGCAAGGAACACCGCTTAGTAGGTCGCGAGCGTTGTAGCCCTTGTCCTCCTCGCAAAGCGAACCCCAATCGTTCTTCGCAAAGCGCCAGAACAGCTCATTAGCGAGTGCTCGCGCGATGTTGCCAAAACGCTCCTTAAAGCCAGCGGAGAAATGCACGAGGCCAAAGCACTCGGGTGGAAGGGTTGGTAACTCGGTTGCGTCCATGCTCAAGAGGCGCGACTGTGCTTGTTCTAAACCTGACTGCCCAAGCTGTCAATAGTGGGAACAATTAGGCACGCAACGCGGACGCATGACCACAAGGGACGAAGCTCACCTCATCCTTTTCAAAGGCCAATCCAACATCGCCCTTATGGCCCGAGATGTCGGATGCTCACTGGGGGATCTCCAGGAGAGCTTTCGCCACTACGTCAGGGGAAACCCAATCGATCCAGACGTCTGGAGAGGTGACGTGGAGCCATCGTGGCCCTTCTGGACCTGATACCGATGCGAACCCTGATAACTTCAAACCAGCGAAGATCGTCCATGACCACGCTCGTCGACAAGCAGATCAAGCAGTGGGCCAGTAATGGCGGATTGAATCCCTGCGACTTCTCCTGCGTCAACCCTGCGTCTGTCAATCTCCGTATCGGATCGACCCTAGTTGTTGAATCGCCAGGTGGCGGCACCTACGAGGTGGACATCACTGATAACAATGCCGGCCGTCCTTTCCTGATCGATCCGGGCGAGTGGATCCTGACCCACACCCAGGAGGTCATCACCCTGCCGCCAAACATGGAAGCCGAAGTTTGCCTTCGTAGTTCCGCAGCTCGCGCCGGATGGCAGCACGCCCTTGCGGGATACATCGATCCCTCCTGGTCCGGGCGCATAACCCTGGAATTTCAGAACGTGCGGCGCTTTGAGTGCTTGCCGATCTATCCGGGCCTGCAGCTCTGTCAGCTGCGCCTTCGTCGACTCGAACAGACACCCGAGCGCGGCTACGACGTCACCGGCCGCTACCAGGGCGACATGACCGTCTCGACCAATAAAGACACGAGGTTGGGGCGATGAAGGGGGAATGGATTCCAACAAGAGATATGGCAGCTCTCGTGGGCTGCTCGAGGCGGACGCTTTCGCGGATGCAAACGGCCGGCTATTTCATCGAAGGACAGCACTGGCAGAAGCTGAATCCGCTCGCTCCTCGCTCAAACTTTGTCTGGCATCGCACCCGCGTTCTCATAAAGATGGGCCGAGCCTGATCGTGGAACCCTAGGGAATGCACGCGGCCTTCTCGGTGAACACTCAGACACGTAAGCGAATCTCAGCAACTGGAGCTTTTACCGCGCTGATGTATCTGATTTGTTTCGTGAACCTCGGCTACGCCGTCGCGGCCCAGAACTACCTCGACAAGCCCTGCTCATCGCCCGGTTACTTCAAGAGTTGAACAGCTTCTCGAGTTGCTCGAGCTTTGCAAGCTTGGCCAAAATTTCATCACTTAGCCCCGCACTGACGGGGTTTTCTTGTGTCTTGCCGAAGCGCCCCTTGGTTGATGCGTCCTTGCGCTCTGCAGTCATGAAGCGCAGGTAAACGCGCTTGTGAATGTCCAACGTGTGGCCCAGCCAGCGAGCGAACTCCTCGGAGGGCGTGGCCAGCATGTCTTCGTCGAGCGATGTCTCGCAGCGGATCGCATACGAGTGGCGCAGGTCGTATGGGCGCACCCACTCGTCACCGACCCACAGCTTGGGGATCCTGTCGTGAGAGATCTGCGCATAGAAGGCGTTGGTCACCTCTGAGTTGTTGACCGGAATCCGCTGGCCGCCGCGATCGTCCCAGCGGAGCTTCCAGCGCTCGTTGACCTGATGTTGATATTTCTTGAAGTTCTCCTTGAGTTGATAGCGCTCGAGCCAGTGTTCTGGCTGCGGAGGCGCGATGTGTCGCTCGGTCTTGGTCAGGCCATCGCCCGGAATGACGATCCAGCCGTCAGCGTCGATGCCTTCCGCGTGCCAGGCCTCAGACGGCCTCAGTCCGTAGGTGGCAATCAACGCAGAGAGCCACTGCTCATGTCCCTCCAAGCGATCGAGCCAGGCTTCGAGCTTCTTGTCCTCAGGGATGGCCCTGATCTTCTGAGTGCGTCGGTCCTGCTCCTTCTTGGCGGCCCCCGTGGGCTTCAACGCCCTGAGCTCAGCCAGCAAGGACTTGAGATCGATGTCGACTGCTTTGTCGATGTGAGAGATGGTCTCGATCCGATTCCGAAAGGCTGACGGTTGGGTGATCGGATCACGCAACAAGGCCCAATCGCGGAGGGCTCCGAGTGTCACCTTGCCTGTCAGCTGGCCGATCTCCTTGAGGTGCCCCTCTGCGTTTTTCCTGCTGCCTTCCCGGGCAATACGTGCGCGCAAGTTCTCGAGGGTGACCTCCGCCAGCTCTTTCCATTCGACGCTCTGGTCGACATGCCGCTGGGTCGATTTCAGCCACGTTCCTCGCTTGTGTGCCTCGAGGCACTCGATCCCGCAGGCTTCGATGTGCTCGTCAAGATCTGACCGGTAGATGCCCGAGCTGAACGTCCGGACAGTCTTGCCGTCCACCGTTTCCCGAATGAAGATGAATGGCTTGCCGGATCGCTTGACCATCCGGAAGCGGCATTTGCTCGCGCGGAGCTGGCCAACCCAGAACTCCCACCGTGTGATTAACGCCATCTGTCGGATTGCCGTAACTCAGTTTTCCGCGAGGAACTGTGTTCGAGGGGTACACAGTTCTGTCGCAAGTTGGCTTCTCTTGTCAGGAGTCGCACAGGGTATTGCGAACTACCCCGCGTGTTCAGCCTAACTCAAAGTCCAGGCGGGCACAAAAAAAGGGCCCGGATACCCAGGCCCTGTAAGGAGTTTGATTTGGTGGCGGGGGGGAGATTTGAACTCCCGACCTTCGGGTTATGAGGGCGAACTGAACCGCCCAAAACCCTTGCAATGACAAGGCTCGCGCCAGTGAGGTGCACTGTTAGGGGCACAGTCACGGACCCCCTCCCCATCTCATCGGTCTTCTTAGCCATAGGTTTCCGAGTCGACAAAGAATCTTCGGAACACTTGCTCGTTCATTGCACAGCCACCAATGGCAGAGCCCAAGTACTACGACTTGCAAGGCAAGGAGGTTGTCTTCTATCACCCGGTCGATGCGTTCGAAGCTATCGAGCTCGGCCTCGTGACCACAGGCGAGGCAAAGGTAGAAACCGCCCCCGAACCCAAAAAAGAAGAGCCGAAGATCGAAGAGATCGCAGAGGCCTCTCCCCCCGAGGAAGAGCCGGCAGATTCAGGCCCTAAAAAGCGCGCACCTCGCCGCCGCTCTGCCGAGTGATGCACGACGTCGAAGCTCCGGTGGACAAGCACGGCTTCACCCTGAAGCCGCCGATCAGTGACCAAGAGGTGATTCTTCGGTGCTTGGCAAATGCGCCTGCAGGCCTCGACGCCAAACAGGTCAGGAGGCTGATCGAGCAGATGAGCGGCCGCAGCCCCCCATTCCCAGCGGCGGAACCCTAGGCAGAACGCCTCCGCTCAATGACCCCTGAAGCTCTCCTGGCGATGGCCGTCCCCGCGATCCTGGGCTGGATGGGTTTCACGTGGCGTAGGGCGGAAGCTGCACTCGAGCGGGCAGAAAGAGTCGCCGACAAGGTCGACCGGGTCGAGTTGAAGATGGCGGAGGAATACCTGACAAAAAAGGACTTCAGCGAAGGATTGGCTCAGGTGATGTACTCCCTGAAAGAGGTCAAGGGTGGGATGCAATATCTGACTGAGCGTGTCGATTTTCACGTCACAGAGCAGGCAGGCGAAGCCAAGCAGCTGCGCGAAGAGATCGAAAGACTTCTCGGCTGATCGGAATCCTTCTGGCGATTCAGGATCGCCATGACCCGCTCCTTCTCCGCAGACGCAATCGAGCTGATTAAGGAATTCGAGGGACTGGCGCTGACGGCCTACTTATGCCCTTCGAAGGTGTGGTCCCTCGGCTACGGCAGGACCAACGGCGTCAAGTCTGGAGACACCTGCACCGCTGAGCAGGCTGAGCTCTGGCTCATCGACGACATGGATTGGGCCAATGATGCCGTCAACGATTACATCCGGGGCAGCGTCCCCCAGGCGGCCCATGACGCCCTGGTCTCCTTCACGTACAACGTCGGAGCCGGAGCCCTGAGCGAGAGCACCTTGGCCCGTCGCATCAATGCCGGCGAACCTGTGATCCGTGTGATCGAGGAAGAGCTTCCACGCTGGGTCAACGGTGCCAACGGTCCTCTGGTCGGCTTAGTGCGTCGCCGTGAGGCCGAGGTAGCTCTGGCGCAAACGAGCGAGGAGATCGAGGTCGTTGAGCCAAGGGCAGACAACAGCATCTCTCTGGTCAACGCAGCGACTTACTTCAAAAACCTGCCGCATCAGACCGAGGCTTTCGAGTACTTGGAAGACCTGCTCACGCTCGAGGAGCTTGATGAGTTCGCGCGCATCTATCGAGATGGCATTCAGTCGTCACACCGCACTCTGAAGGTGCGCCACATGATCCAGCTGGACAATGGCCCCTACGGCTACCGGCAGTGCTTCACAACTAGCTGCGCAATGCTGCTGGAGTATCTGCGCCCTGGCACACTGAGCGGCCCTAACGGGGACCTCGAGTACTTAGAGACGGTCGAACAGTACGGAGACACCACAGATGCCTCCGCCCAGGTCAAGGCGCTGCGGTCCTACGGGCTCGACGTTGAGTTCGTTACTGACGCCAGCTGGGAGACCCTCGAGGATCAGATCAGAAAGGGCTTGCCTGTGCCCTGCGGCTGGCTTCACAAGGGCAGCTCTTCCTCACCGTCAGGCGGCGGTCACTGGTCAGTCGTGGTCGGCATGACTGAGGCAGGGGTCGTGATGAATGACCCACTCGGTGAGGCAGATCTTGTGAACGGCGGTTATGTGGACCACTGGATCACTGCAGGCCAGTCAGTGAGCTATTCCGAGAGGAATTGGAGGCCTCGCTGGGAAGTTGAAGGGCCCGCGTCTGGCTGGGCAATTATCGCCAGGTAACAACCGGAACACTTGCTCGAACACATCGGGCACATGACCCAGCGAATCTCACCTAAGTGCCTCAAGGGTTACGACATCATCTGCAATGGCGCCGGTCGGATTGAACGCAACGAATTAGGCAAAAAATATGGTGTTCCTGAGCCATTGCTATCAACATGCACTGAGACAGACGGTCTCTGTTGGTGGGTACGTCCGCTAGGTTTCTCGTTCTCTATGACCCTCAAGGTGTCGCGCCTCAAGAACTTCTGGCAAGGAGAGCACGCTGATGGGTGAGATGCGAGGCCGGCTTTGGTTTGAAACTTCTGGATCCGGCAAACATGTCCGCTATTTCTGTCGAAGGCGATATGAAGAGCTTTCCGTAGAGGTCCCTGATGAGGACGTGAAAGAGAAAGGCCCCGACCAGATGAGCATCTGGACGGAGCATGGAGAGACGTTCGACCCGATCAGCTGAACATGTCGGCGAAGAGGTCGCCTTCGTAGGTGGCGGAGTAGCGGGCGGCGTTGGCTGCGTTGATTGCGTCGCGTTGCTCGCGGGTGATGCGGACCTTGATGCGGTCAGCGGGGGCGAAGAAGCGGGGGTCGCCGAGGGTGACGGTGTGGGTGAGGTTGGCGGTCATGTGTCTGGCTGGCTGATGTCCCAATGATTACAGCATCAACCCCAGATGTCAACACGTGCAACTCAGCGGTCTGAGAGATCCTCGTAACGCTTTAGGTCGCTGAGTCGTTTGCTCCAGGTATCACCGCCGTGATCAGCACCCTTTAGAGGGTTGATGCACTGCTCATTTCCGAAGCGATCACAGACAAGGCCTGCGAGATCTGCATCAGTGCCTGGCTTACCTGTAGCCCATCGGAGCTGGCCGTCGAACCAAGTTGCCCCACACTTTCCACATTTGCGGCATTCCACTGTGAAGGCCCCGACGTACCCGCAAGGGTTCCGGCGTGCAGCTCCCAGGGGTCAGGGTCAAGGAAATGATCGGTGTTGGTCAGCATTCGTATTGCTCGACTGAGGTGAAAGTATCCGGGGCTCAGGGCCAATCCATTAAGTGATTCTTAAGCCCGCCCGAATGTCAGGAAAAGGGGTTCCCGACCTCAAAGGCAATCGCAGATAAAGCCTGCGAAATCTGAGTGAGTGCCGCACTTATTCGTTCGCCTTCAGAGGTTGGAGGCGGAATTTCGCGCTGGCAAAACAGCTCCCAAGGGTCTGGATCAAGAAGGTGGTCTGTGCTGATTCGCATTGAATCTCCGTGAACAAAAAGAACCTACCCCTCGTTTCCATTTCTGGAAATGAAAATGATTCTCGCTCGTGTGTTTTTAAGGTTTCTCTTAACAATTCCAGCCAAAAAATGTACTAGCCGCTACAAAGCAGGGTGATGCACATTTGCACATTTGCACATTTGCTTTTAGTTGTCGCAAGGGTTTTGGGCTAAGGAAGCGGTCCGGCGTCAAACACAGGGCGGAGCGGAGCGGTGTGCTTTTTGTAGTGATCCATCGACAGATATATGGCGTTGCCGATGTGCCGCCACATGGCCTTGGCCTCGTTAATTGACAATCCGGGGTACTTTGCGCCCGTTGTCATGTCGATCACGAAGAACTGCCCCTCTGACGGCTCCATTTCTTCGTCGAGTTGCCCCTCGATCCACTTCTGCTCTCTTTGCTTGCGCTTGCGGCTTGGCTTGCCTTTGGCCATTCAGTGCTTTTCCGCGCCCTGGAGGGTTCCTATGAAAAAAGGGGCTCTTGGCCCCTTCTCTCTATTCAGTTTTCGTTTTTAGTGGATCAGTACAGGGAAACCTGAACGGCGCCAGCGGAGAGGCCGGAGTCGTCAAGAACCACGGAGGTCACGTCATAGACCTCGAAGCGGCCGCGCTCGACGATCACCTTGCCGCCGCCGGAAGGAGCGGTGATGGTGGCGAGGACGGTCCCGTTCTGATCGGCCACGGTCACAGAGCCAGTGGCGGCGGTGTTGAAGTAGCAGCCAAGGTTCAGGCCTTGGGCCTTAGCGCCGCCGGTCAGGGACTTGGCTACGCCATTCGCCAGGATTGTTGCTTCGTCGACAAGGAAGCCTTGGCGCTTCATCATGCCGGTGGATTGTGCTGCCATTTGTTAGGTAAGCGATAGGAAAGGGGTGGGACAGTGACGCCTGCCCCAGGCGGATCAGCTAGATCAGGCGACTGCAGCCAGGGTGGGATCGATCTTGGCCAGACGGGAGACGGCACGGCCGTTCATCAGAGCCAGTCCGCAGTACCACTCGATGCGGGTCACCATCTGAGGCTTGTCGGTGGCCTCGCCGAGATCACGGACTTCGATGCCGCCGTTCTGGATACCGGTCAGAGCGGTATCGCCGAAGGACACGACATAGATGGAGGTGGTGCTGTTGGCTTCTGTAGCGCCGAGAATCTCCTGGTTCCGCTCGTCGCGGTCGGTGATGAGCACCGGGGTGTCAGCGTACATAGTGCGCTGACGTCCGATCTCGTCGGTGGAGATATGGATGCCACCGTTGATGCCACCGTTGCGGCTACCAGCGGTCAGGGCGCGGCGAGCAGCCTTCGACATGACCAGGTACTTCTGACCGCCGACGGCGTCGACAGCGTCGAGGGCCTCGTCCAGGGCGGCGAAGCTCAGAGCGCCGGAGTTTGCGGACTGGTTCTCGATGTACTGGGAGGTGCCAGCACCGACGCGGGCTTGCAGGCCATCGAACTCGAGGCCGTTGGAAGCAGCTTCGGAGCCCTTGATGAAGACCTTCTCGAAGTTGTGGCGCATGGCGCGGACGCGGGCCTGAATGTTCCAAGCGCGAGCCTCGGGACCTTCCAGCTGCAGGATGGCTTTGTCGACGCGCAGGTCTCCGCCATACAGATGGAGAGCCTCGCTCTGCATGGAGATCTCGCCGTAGCTCTCGTCGAGAGTGCCGTTCACGTGACGGAAGCCAACCTCAGGGAGGCTCTCCTCACGACGGAAGCGAATGCTGTTGCCTTCGATGGAACGGAAGGGCAAAACGGACAGGAGATCGCCAGCTGCGAGCTCAGAGATGATTGCGAGCTGTTCACCAGAAGTGGCGAACTGGCCCTGTTGAAGCAGAGTTAGGGACATTTTTCTGAAAAATCAGGTTGATGTGAGTTGGTGATCTGGGAAGTTCGGAAGGGAGGTGTCACACCTCGGTTCTCCGTTCTGCCCAGGCCACCGAGTCGGCATCTCACCGATCCAGAACCGTGGGCATCTTCCATCTCGAAATAGGGTTCCGAATGAGACGCAAGGCGCCCAAGTAGGACTCAGGCAGCCGAGCGCACACTTGGTATTTGCGGTCAGACTTTCTTATTGCCAAACGAGCGGGCAAAGATTTCGGAAGTGCTGAGGCCTTGAAAATCGCTCATAGTTCCGCTGTCGCGGCGCTGTGAGGGGTGATTCATTGCACCTGATCCGTAACCTTGCTCAGGCTCAAACGTGAACCCGAGGAAGCTATCGGTCTTGTATTGCGAGACCCAATCTTTCGGGTCGACGCGCTTGCCGGATTCCTCGTCGAGCAAGGGATCGCCGTTGCTGTCGATCACAGTGAAAGATCCATCGCTTTCGAGGCGCAGGTTTTTGCCTAGCTGATCGAACGCGGTGTCAAGAAAGCGGCCGTTCTTTCCGCCGGCGGCGGTAAATAGACCCTCAAAGGCACGGTGCCGGTTCATGTGAGTGATCTGCGCCTCGAGCTTCTTCTCGCGGACGGCAGCCTCTTGTCGCACAGCTTCAAACGCCTTCTGGCGCTCGAGCTCACGCGCCTCGAACTGCGCTTCAGCTTCTGCTCGACGTGCGCTCTCTTCTTGGAGCCGGTCGTAGGTGGCCTTGTCGATTCCCTCGAGGGATTGCAGCTTGCTGGCTGACTCCTTCAAGGCTTTCTCCTGGGCCTTGCGAGCATCACGCTCGCTGTGGAGAGCCTTAAGCAGCTTGGCCACTTCTTCCTTGCTGTAGCTGTCTTGCTCAGTAGAAGGAGCGGCATCAACCTGCTCGGCTTCGGCGCCAGTGTTGACGTCGAGGTTGAGGTTCTCTTCGGACATGGGTGCAGCGAGGGATCACCCCTCGTAGAAATTGCCCCTGAGTGTTCCGATGTCAGCAGTTCGGATTGGCCACGACTTGACAGACCACGTTTGTAATCATGTGCCCGTCGAAGTCATCGCCCACGCGGTATGGCGTCACGCCAATTTGTATCCAGCCCTCGCCGTCGTAGGCCTCGATCGTGTCGTCAAGCACCCGAGTCAGTCCGCCCGCGATGTAGCCACTAACTAAGGGGTAGAAGGTTTCGATCTTTTGGATGATCCCGCCCTTCGGCTGTATCCAGGAGGTCAGTGTCAGCGACCCGTTCACGCAATGCTTGCCGTCGATCGGCGAGCAGTCGCACTCGTCAGACACAAACACGTAGCCGGCTTCGCACGGCTGCGCGCAGTCATAGGCCAAGCCCTGGTTTTCACCCTTTTGGCAGCGGCACTTACGCGCGCACCGTCCCATTTCTGCCGCTCGTAAAGCCATCAGAGGGGCCACTTCTGGAGAGGACAGAGTTGATCCGGATCACCGCCGACCCAGGTCTTGGCTTCCATAAAGCAGCCGCACTCGCTGCAGCGCTTGTCCTGTTTGCGGAATGCGGGGCAGTGATTGCAGATCGCATAACGCTCCTCGCGAACCTCGGCAGACACTCGACCATTCCTGATCCCCTGCATGGCAACCCTTCCAAGGCTGCCAGCCATCTGACCCAAGCTTGCTTTTACCGAGGGTGACTCGACGGGCTTTTTGTGTAAGGCCTTCATCTTTTCGCCAGCCACGTTCCGAGATTTAGGCCAAGCAGACACAGGTCCCGTTGGCAGGACGCCAGCGCTGCGCAAGTCTTCGACGGAATTGATCATGGCCGACTTATCTAGTCGGCCTATGTTTCCGATCAGAGCGTCGCGATCCGCGACTGAAAGTCGGCGAAGTCGGTGGCCGCTGCCACCTCAGCCTTGAGGGTGGTCAAGGAGATGAAGTTGCTGGTGGGCTGGAACTTCTGGTCGGTTGCGTCCCATTGCAGGATGTCGCCATCGACAAGCTGGATCTCGGTTGCATTATCTGTGCCATCAGAGATCTCGATCAGGTCGTCCTCAGAAGCGCCGTCGACAACTGACTTGAGAACTGTCGACTCAATGATGAAGCTGTCGATATGACTCGAGCAGTTTGTGCTGTTTGCAGTGTCAAGAATGAACTCTTGCCAGGCGCCACTATTCACCCGGACATAAAGGGTTGACCCGTCAGTGATGCCAGTGACGGTGCTCTCGTAATCGTTGCCGTCGATGTCCGACCTGGAGAAGATCGCGCCGTTGCTATCTCTCCCGACGTAGGTGGCGGCCTGACAGTAGTTGGGGTTGGTGTTGCTTCTGTAGTACTTGCCCAGCCAGGTCCTGGTGACTGGGGGATTGATTTTCAGAGCGAAATCCTCCATCTCTTGGATGCCCAGGGAAACCGCTCCGGTCTCGCCGTTGACACTGGCGACAGCGCCACCGCCACCGCTCACAGTGCCCGGGACCCATTGAGAGTTCGCTGCGTCGTAAACAAGGGCCTCGCCGTCCACGACACCAGTCGTGTCGACATCAAGTAGCTCATGCAACTCGCTGAGATAAGCGCCGCGACCCTCGATAGGGACAACAGTCACAGTGACACCAATGGCAGCGTCAGAGCTCTCCAGGTTTGTCACCTTGCAGTAAAGCTCACCGCTAGCGCCTGGCTCGCTGTTGTGATACAAAACGGCCGGAGTCATCTCCAGGGTCTGTGGCCCGGTGGTGATGATCTCCATGATGATCCCGGTGCCGGTGGTTGCCTGGCTGCCGATGCCTCGGTTGGCGTCGTCGAGGCGCGCCTGGACGTGCGAATAAAAAATCACCCGAGCGGCGTGGGTTGTCTCTACAGAAACGAACTGACCAGAGCGAGCGACGCCCTCAAGGGTCACATATTCAGACGCGTTGGGCGCAAGCGTTGATGTAGCGAACTGAGGCGCAATCGTGCGGACGGTCCCCTCAGCTTCATACAGAGCACGACCTTCGATTGGCACAACAGTCGCGACAATCTCGATGTCTCTATCGACGCTGTCATCGTTGACAACCTTGGCGTAGACCTCTGCGCCTTCACTGATGTCGTCGTTGAAGTAGTGGACAGCAGGACTGATCAGCAGTGTCTCGGCTTGGTCGAAGAAGACCTCCATCAGCACGCCATCACCCTGGTCGGGATTGCTAGTGCGAGCACGAGTCGCGTCAGCTGTTCGAGCTGCCTTGCTGCTGTAGAAGACGACCCAGGCAGGGGCGCTGGATTGGACCTTGAGGAACTGACCAGCCCGACCGGTGCCCTGCAGCGTGACGTCAGCAGCTGAGCCGGGGGCCAGCGTCCCGGTGGTCACTGCTGGGGTGTTGGCCCGAACGGAACCCGAGCTCTCGGCGCCGCCACCACTGATCTCCTTGATCGTGTTGTCGATGTGCTTGACGAACAGCTTCCCGTCCGCCGTGTTGACCGCAAGCTCCGCTACGTCCAGGTCTGCGGCGATAGGGGCTTCACCGGACACGCTGCTCTTCTTCGGCTTGATGCGTGCGATGAAGTCAGCCATGGGCGCCAGAAACTCCGCCTAGTCTTCCGATCAGCCAGACCCGAAAGTCCCACCGGAAACTGCATCGAAAGCAGCGAGGCCGTAGCCTTTCGCGATTACCTGAGTGCCCGTCTGAGGCGTCCCGTCGCCGTTTCGGATTGCCGCATAGATGGCACTTGTTGCTGCGCTGTCAGCGTTGTAGTAACTGGTCGACGGGCTGACTCGAACGGCCTGACCTGCTGTCAGGTAGAACTCCATCAGAACGCCTGAGCCGCTCGCCGGATCAACGCTCAGAGCGCGTGATGCGTCAGCCGTGCGCTCCGCGGCCGTGCTGTAGAGGACCACCCAGCAGTCGGCGTCGGCTTGCACCTGATACAGCAGGCCATAGCCACCCAAGCCAGTGAAAGTCGCAAGGCCAGCCGCAGCGGTAACAGTGTCTTCGACGCGAACCGAGAAAGTTTCAGAGGCAGAGGCGACGTCGCCAGGCAGCCACGTGGCGCCGTTCCAAAGCAGCACCTGACCGTCTTGGGGTGGGTTGGCTTGTACGTCGCTTAGCTCGCCCAGGGTGGAGCTGCTTAGATCCTGCGCGACATCGCCAGGCATCCAGTGACCATGGACGGAGTTCCAGATCAGGGCTTGGCCGTTGGCGGGAACATGACCTGTGCCGGTGGTCTGAACGTCGGAAAGAGCGTCGATGCTTGACGCGGACAGGTCATCACCGACCGGACCAGGCACCCACTTGAGACCGGTCCAAATAAGACCTTCGCCGCTGTTAGGCGCAGTTGTCGAAGTATCGACATCGCTCAGGTCGTCGATGGCGCTGGAGTTGGTGCCAGGGACCCAGTTGGTCCCGTTCCACACCAAAGCGTCTCCAGTGCTAGCGGCGTTGGTCGCGGTGTCGACATCAGTCAGATCGTCAAGAGCGCCAGCATTGACGCCAGGCACCCACTTCCCGTTAGCGCTATCCCAGACAAGCGCTTCGCCATCGCTGGGCGCAGTGGTTGACGTGTCGACGTCTGACAGTTCATTGATCGATTCTGTCCCCAGGTCTGCGGCGACAGTGCCCGGCACCCACAGATTGCTGGTGTTATCCCAGACAAGCGCCTGACCGCCTTGAGGAGCTGTGGTGTTGGTGTCGACATCCTGCAGCGCGTTAATGCTCGAGCTGGATAAGTCAACGCTTGAAACGACCCCAGGAACCCACAGTTGCGCTGCTGCGTTGTAAACCAGGCCGTTGCCATCGCCAGGGAGCTGGGTGGCTAAATCAACGTCAGTCAGCGACCCCAGCTCGTTGTTGGCAGTACGAGCAACCCAAGAAAGCGCACCGCTGCCGTCCGTAGCCAAGACATCACCAACGTCGCCATCCTCCTGTGGCAGGTAGTAAGTGACTGACTCGAGCACACTGGCAGGCATCTTGAGGGAGATGTGAAAACCAGTAGAGGGCGTGGCGTCGTAGTCGCCGGTCTCGAATCGCAGCTCGGGCCTGTTGGTAGTTACGTCAGGATTGCCGCGCAGGCGAATGATGTTGACGTCTGAGCGCAAATCGACGCCGCCTCCGCGGCTGATATAGATCGAGGAGCCAGTCTCATCAGAGCCGCGAATCACCTCAAAGCCGAGGCCCTGAGTCGTGAACTTGTAGCCCATGTCGTACCGAAGGTTCGACGGCTGACTGGGGTCGTCCCAGTGGAGCGTGCCCAGGCCGTCGATCGTCAACTCACCAGGGATGTATGTCTGTGGTCGGTAGTACGTGACATCTGCAAGCTGGCCAATCTTGCTCGTAGAGATGTTCGCCGGTGGGCCGTATTCGTTGACCCAAATACCAGAGCGATAGACGAGCACCATCCCGTCTGCGATCGTGCTGCTTGTGATGGTTACGTCGCCAAGGTCATCAATGTGTTGTCCGCCGATGCCCGTCAGATAGCCGGCGTCGTTGGTCCAGTAGCTGACATCGACGTCGTCTTCGAGCTCAGAGACTTTCGAGGCTGCGCCGCTGACGTCACCAACCAGCAGGCCTCGAGCTGTCCACTTGCTCGTCGTGTAGTCATAGACCAAAACCTCCTTGTGGGAAGGAGAGGCGGCCGTGACATCTCCTAGGTCGTTGATTGAGTTAGCCGACAGCGATACCGGCGGCGCGGGCAAGTTGACCCACTTTGATTGAGTGCCGTCGTAAGCAAGGACGTCGCCATTGGCCACCGTCTGAATGTTTACGTCTCGAACGTCAGCCAGATCCAGATCATTGGTCAGGTCCAGGATGCTCGTCGGCGCGCCCGAGAGCTCGCTGTAAGCAATTTGTGAGTTCTCCCATTGTCCGCTTGCGTTGTTCCACTTCAGAACTTCCCCGTCCGCAAGGCTGGCAATCGTGACGCTGCCCAGGTCATCGACCTGGGGCCTGTAGTTGATCCAATTTTGTGCGGTCGCGTCCCAAGCCAGAAGCTCCTTGTCCGTGATCAGGTTGGTCGCCTCGAGCGTTACGTCACCGATGTCGCCAAGGTCGTTCCCTGAAATGTTGAAAGCAGGGGCCGAGGAGTTCTTCCACGACCCATCAGTTCCGTCCCACTGCAAAACATCGCCATCTGCAACAGGGAGGCTGATGTGTGTGTCGTAAAGGCCTGAGAGGGTATTGCTAGGAGTAGCGAACGGAGTGAAGTCGAATGGTGCCGTGGGGACCGTAATTGCGTTTTGCCCGACATACTTAGCGACGCCTGGAATCAGAGAAACCGAGTCCAGCTTGAACCTACCGCCGAAGAACTCTTGCCCCGGGAATGGCATGTCGTCGTTGATATTGACAACACCGCTAATAATTACGCCAGAAGGTTGAGGGATTCCCGAAGTTCCCGAGTCGTTATGGTCGACTGGGGTAGTGAGAACGGTGCGCTGAGTCAGCAGGCCGTCAACGAAGCAGGCGTAGCGGCCAATGCCTTCGTGGGTGAAGCAGACATGGTGCCAGTCGTTGTCGACAACAGTGAGCGATCGGGAGCTAACGATGTCTCCCTCTGTTGGCACGTACTGGTTGCCGTGCGTGCCGTACTGACCGCCAAGGCCAAAAACAATCGATCCAAATGCCTGACCCGAAGTTTGGCTGGTGCTGGTGCCCAAGCCGCCTGACTCTGTCGTGTTGCCACCGTCGAGGGTGATCGTGAACGCCCCCTTACCGAACAGATAGTCCTTGTGTGACCAGACCAGCAAGGAGGTCAGAGAACTGTCAATCCAATCGGCAGGGTCGGACTTAATCCAAAACTCCAGAGTCCAGGGGTTCGTGCCTAGCAAAGGCGTAAGTGACGGCCCAATAAGGATCGGATTAGGGCGCGGGGTGCTCGGGAAAGACGGCTGGGAGCTGTAAGCCTTGGCGCCGAACTTGGCGTCATTGCTGTATTGGATTCCTGAGGCGTAGACGTACCCCGTGTCGATCGTGGGATCTTCAAAATTGAGCAGAATCTCAGGCGGCCTGTTTGGGCTGGCATTGCCTTGACCAACAACAACAGGAGTGCCATTGGCGTCAAGCGTTAAAAGCTGAGCGTTTCCCTGCCCTCGCGCAATTACAAGTTCGCCGCCGATGATCGGATTTGAGCCGCTTTCGTTGATCTGTCCAGCAATCTCGCCGACTGTGTCCGTGCTGCTCTTCTGAACAATCTTGTCGGGAAAAACAGCCACGGACTGGAATCAGCTAGGCAAGGATTCCGAATTAACTACCCGAACAGCTAAAGCCGGTCCCCTTGGTCGGCGCTGGTAAGCCCGCCTGGCAATCAAGATGCTGGGAGCCGGTTGAGACGCCGTTCACTGTGATGTAGCAGTGCGTGTGGAATCGATTGCAGACAGCGCTCTCAGCAGGGATGTCGGCGTTGTGAGCTAGTCCAAAGCTTGCGCCAGCTGGTCCGCAGACCTTCACGTGAGCGTTGTGACAAGCGTCGGTAAATTCAATGCAGTCTTGTGGCACGCATTGCTCGCCCGGAGGGCAACACTGGCCGTCACAGTTGATCTCGCCCTCGAAGCACTTGTCGTCGCAGTCTGGGTCGTAGACGCAGTTGCCACTAGCTGAGCAGACCTCACATTCCCCGCAATCGTTTTCGCAGTGGCAGTCGCACGGCTCGCATTCTTCCGAATCCGACATCGTGCAGATTCTCTGGAAGATGTACTTGCCACCCATGCCTGTCGCTGGGTTGTACTCCATGCACCCGCCTTGCTCGTTGGTGCCGGCGAACATGCTGCCCAGCGGATAACACCTCTTCCCACTCGGACAAGGGGGCGGCCCATCACTGCAGCCGACTCGGTGCGTCTTGCATTCGCAGGACACCTCGCAAGGGTCGTTCGGGTCCGCCTTGCAGTTGTCTTGCTTTGGAGGACAAACAGCGTCGCACTGCTTGTATAGCTTTGCTCTGCAGGCAGAAGGGCAGACGGGGCCGTTCTGGTAGTGCTCCTGGGAATGGGTTCCTTGAAGTGTGACGCCACAAGGGCACTTCACAAAGCAGTTGCAGTTGTCAACGCATTGCCCCTCTGCCGGTCTGCACTCGCCATCGCTCTGACATTCCTCGCACTCAGGACATCCTGAGTTTTCGGGCGAGCAGTTGCAGGGCGTGAAGGGGCCGGGCTCCTTGGGAACGCAGTGGTAGGGGTCGTCATAAAGGTATCCCGTCGAGCCGGTCGGCTCACATTCAGCACACTCGCCACAGCTCTTCCCTTCGCAAGACGGGTCAGGGATACCAAACGACGAGCCAAAGCTGTCGCAGTACGTCGTGCAATTCTTAAACGGCTCTTGGCATGGCTCGCACTGCGGGCAGCTTGAAAAAGGGCACCTATACATGCTGCCGCCGCAGCACTGAGAGGGTTTTGTGATCTCACAGCCGCCGATCCCTCTGCTGTCACCACAGTTTCCAGGTGTTGAGCAGTTCTGCGAGGAGCAGTCAGCCTGTGGCGAGTCGTCGCAGGTGCCAGAGCCTGTCGTGCCACCGGTAGGTAGAAGGCCGCTCCCGCCAGAAGTGGCGTCCTTAGCAGTCTGCGTCCAGGAGACGCATTGACCGTTGACGCAGGTGAAGTTTGAGCTGCAGTCTGTTGCGCTAAGGCATTTTGGGACTTCCATCTTCCCGACGCTGTCACTGAAGCCAATGTCGTCTCTTGTGGCAGTTAGCGACCCTTTGTTGATCCTGGCCCTGTCGAGGTTGTCGGTAACTTTGCTCTTCAGCTCTTCCCAGCCGAGAGAATCTCTGTCATTAACTACACCAACCGGTTTATCAATATCAAAAAAACGCTCAAGTCCTGATTGCCCGGAGTTATCAGCAGTCACGGCATAGAACTACGTCGGCTGCCAAGGATTCCTACGCGTTGCGCTCTGCTGTGTTCCTGTTGCTTGTGAAGTTGTAAAAGTGGCACCTCTTCCAGATCAGCGTTCCATCGATGTCGATTGCCACGTACAGATCAGCTAGTCGGATTCCAAATTCTTGGTAGTAGTGAATCGCGATCTCACCTTCCGCGACTGCATCTTGTGACACCGTCTGGTAGCCACCTCCGAATGGACTGCGGACGACCGCGTTGCTGTTTGGCTCTGTAAACGTCGTCCTAGGAAAGATGCCCATGACATCGCCTAGAGCCTTTGTCGTCACCTGCGCAAGAGTGCCGTGACTCATCGTTTCCCTGGGGTCGCTCATGACACGCGGATCCAGTAGCTGCCGCCAGCGGAGGCGATATACAGCTCAACCTTGTCAGTCGTGCTGTTGTAGTAGCCGATCATCTGGCCTGGTGTCGCCGGTGGGTCGTTGATGAACGCGGTGTTAGGAGGTGCTGGCAAGATCTGAATAATTGCCCGACCAGCCTCGGAGATGGAGATCGAACTAAAAGCGGCTGGATTGATTCCCATCAGAACTTCGAGTAGTAGACGCCGTTCGCAAATGTGAGCTCGACCTCGGTGCCCTTAGGTAGTGACATGAAGCCGATAGGTCGCGTTTTGTAGACCTTGCCTTTGTGCTCAACAAGGCCAACACCTAATGGGGACAGCTGCTTCCAGTAGCCAGTCACACTGCCAGTGAAATCACCCGACGGTTTAGCTCCTTCAAGCCTTCGCTCGAGCTCGATAATTCGAGACTTCAGATTTTCCTCTTGTGTTCGCTTAAGTAGGTCTTCCATCAGTGCAACCCATAAAGCTTCAGGTCCCAATAGAAGGCCGCCTCATTGCCTGAGTCGAGCAGTACCTGGGAGGGTGTCCCTGCCACCGCAATGACGTTTCCAGCCTCAGTGTTAGAGCTCACATTATTGACCTCCATGATGGCTCCGCCAGCGCCTGCAGAGACAGCTCCAGCGGCCTCCAAGGTGGCCTCGTTGATCGCGATCTCGTCGCCGATTGCGTAGTTCCGGCCAAATTTTGATGGGGTGAAGACGAAGACGTTGTTGCTGACCGTGAGGTCAACAGTCATGCCCGTGCCGCTGCCATCAGTGGTGGTAGGGAGGTCGGTGTAGACCCCGTCATTGCCAGTCGCTGGGTCGACAGTTGCAGCATCTAGGCCGACCACGTTTCCGCTACCCCAGACGAGTACGGCGTGAGTGAAGGCGACACTGTCAGGGCCGCCATCGTGGGAGAAGATTGCGCCCTTGGTTGCAAGCCCGACGCCGTCATCTGCGTAGGCGGTCTGATCAGACCCTTGATAAACAAAGACCTGACGCTCGTAGCCGCCAAGTCCCTGAGTCACCTCGAAGCTAAGAAAAGTCGCATCGACGGTCGTCCCTGGGGTGTAAGCAATCCCGTTGGCATTGACCAACAAAACTTCGATGTATTTGTTGACGAAGCGTTGATCAACTTGGGCGCCGATCTCCGCAGAGGAGACCTTTGCAGTGATAGCCATTCCAGGGATCCTTCAAGGTCCCGCTAGTGTTCCAATCAGGGGCTATTTGTAGTCCCGAAGATGTCCTCTTGCACGATGAGAGAGCTGTCAACAATCGGCGACCCGACATCAGCTAAGGGGATTGAGCCATCGAGCTCCAGAGTTACAAGAGCCCCTGGCTGAACGATTCGAGCAGTGCACCAAATGATCGCCGTTTGTTCGATCTCGATGTCTGTGCGCTCTTCAAAGATTGGGCGGATGCCATCCTCTCCGCTAGGAATAGCAACCGCGCCGAGGCTGATGTTCACGTCGACGTGGAAGTTAAATCGCTTATTCGTGACCGTGTCGCCAACAACTACTGGGTCGGTGACACCATGGGTTGGCGGGGTGGGATCGTTGGCGCCGCTCATGTCTGGCTCCGAGTTGCCCTCAAGGTTCGAGCCCAGATCGACACTGCCCTCCATGTCAGCCACCCAGATTCCATTCATCACGATGACGCAGCCGTCTTTGTTGGCTCCCCATGCGCAGGCATCAGCCCTAAAGCCCATCAAATTCTGAGACTTGGGGTCGAAATATCTGAAGCTCATGTTGGGCTTCCACGCAGTGGCAATCTGCTTTCGCAGAGACTCAGCAATTACAAGACCCCTCGAGTCGCCTTCGATAAACCTGGCCAGATAGTCTCCATAGACATTCACGGCATCATCGACTTCTGCTTGGCTGGTGAAAAGTAGAGGAACGGGCACGTCTTCCTTGACGATGTATGGCCCGTAGGGGCTGATATAGCCACCAACCTGTCCGTGCATCTGCACGCGAGTCACCTCAGTCTCGACAGCGGTCGTGGCTGAGTTGACGGAGTCAGGACGTAAGTCCTTAGTCACATTGGAGGTTGATCTTCGGACCTCCATGGTCTTAATGCCTGAATAGGCGCTAAGAGCCGCACCAATACCCCCGCCACGCGAAGCCGTCGATGTGAACGTGGTCGTGGTCGATACGTTTTCGTTTTGCGATCGAGAAAACTCGCGGATTACTACTTGGTGCAGGTATTCGCTCGTCAGTGAAAGGTTGGGATTGAAGTCCTGCGGTATGCCTCTGTTAGACCCCGAACGCCAATCATCTGGCTGAGCCGCTGCCAGAGTTGGCCTGAACGTCGCCGTTGTTGTCTTGACGACCTCGTTAGCTGTCCCGTACTCGTAGGCCGTGGTTTGGCGGCCTAGCTGGATCTGGGATAGTCCCTCGAGTGCACAGCCGCCATTGGGGAGACATTCGCTGGCATAGGTGCCCACGCAATAGGCGTACTTGTCAGCGAAATACTGGGAATTGGCCTCGAGTGCTGGGCCATAGACAACCGACTCAGCTGCGGAAACCTGCCCGCCAGGCCCTGCATACGTCGATGTACGGGTTTCGATACGCCTCGCAGGAACGTAGGTAGCAACTGACTTGGTTGTGTAATTAGAAGAGCAGGCGGACGGAACTTGAATGGTGAAACTTCCGCTGACAGTGCCGCCGCCTGTCGACGTCGATGAGTTGTAAGACGGAGGGCTTGGAGTGTTTCCGCATCCGGAAGTAGGGATAGGGATCGGAGGGATTTGGACGGGTGGAATTTCCAGGTCAACGCTGCCTACCAGGTCATCTGCGGGCCTCTCACGCTCGTAGGTCAACGCTGGATAGCGCAAGAAATAGTCAGAGGTCGTCGTAGTCGTATCAATTCGCCCCTGGTTATCGGTGGCCACTCCGTCTTCTGGGTAGGAGTAGGAAAGCTCGATTTCGTCAGGAATGGCTGCAGCTGCCGCTAAGGGGCTAACACTCAAACAAGTGACGCCCCGCACAGTCACAAAGGCTGAAGACGCATAGGTGCCATAGCCGTCGCCTTCAAAGTACTTTTCCTTGTAAAGAGATCCAGTTCTGTCTGACCACATCACCTTCGTGGCTGCCGCAATGCTCGAGGAGAGGCTCTCGAAGTCGCGCTGGGCCGGGTCCAGGGGCACGTCGGCATATAAATCGATCAGCGCTTCGATCGAGGTCTCATCATCAAGAAGCTTTTCGAGCGAAAGGCTGCAACCGACATCGAGCAGGACCGTCTCTTCCTCAGGCGAGTAGGAGGTCGAAATTACATAAAGCAATCCGCGCGGGTGGCGCTCAGTAGTGCCATCGGGAAAGGTGATGTCAAGAACTACCTCAGCTCCTCGCTTGAAGTCGTTGCGGTCGTAATCCTCAAAAGACTGACCCGGATTGGTGCCGAGGGTGATCGTTCCCGTGGTCGTGATAATTCCGTTGCGGTATCCAGAGGAGTCCTGGACTTGGAAGTCGACCAGGTTTGCGATGTAATTCGTCCCACCGATTGTCAGAGCGGTCGGGCGCGTGGCGTTGATCAAGTAAGACATCGATCAGACCTCGGTTAGGCCGAAGGCCACGGTGTACGTGTAAGCGTTCATCCGGATGTAACTAGGCGGGGTCGTGAAAACCGCGTCAGTAGTCACAGGGTCGAAAAGCGTCTGGTCTGTCACTCCTACCGCTGCTGCATTCCCCGCAGCGCGACTCGTATCCCATGCCTTGAAAATGTCGTCGAGGATCTTGGCGTCATCTGCATTGACCACGGCGCTAATGGCCCAGATGAACTTCTGACGACCAGGCCGGCCGCCAATCACTTGCTGGCCGGAAAGTCCCCGCTCGAAGCTGACGGAGCTGTCGTAAGTCCGTGCAACCTCGGCACCGCTAAAAGTGTCGAACAACAGGTTGAAGCTGTTGTAAGCGATCCCGATGGCTGACATTTAGGGCTAGCTGCTGCACCTAGAGTTCCGAGATCTCGCCTCTCGCGTAGAGCTGGTAGGGCTTGCGATCTGTCGAGGGTACGGACAGCGGCCCCGAGTTGAACCTGGCGCGGAATTCGTCGTCGGCATCAATTAACGCGGTCCAGACCTCGTCGAAGTACGCCTTAGCAATCGCTAGGACCTCATCGTCAGCGCCCTGCTTCCTCGCCATATTCCAAGCCATGTAGGAGTAGGCCATGGCCTGTTGCAACTGCTCTTCGCTCATCTCATCGACGGGAAGATCCGGGATGCCAGGGCCAGACGGATCAGCTGCGGCATTTTCGACAAACAGCGCATAGAGCTGTTCGGGACTGCCGAAGTTGAACATGACGAGGGCCAAGAGACCCTCAAGCATTCCGATCAGCGGATCCGCCGACGCTTGATCTTCGTCAGATCGACCATCACGTCGCTCGCCGCCTGCGTGGTGTTTGCTGCCTGAATGGTGACGTTGTTGGTGATGTTGTCTCCACCTGTCGCCCTGGCGATTGCGCGCAGCAGATTGCGAGTCTCGGAGCCAGATGCGGTGGCGGTTGCTCTGTTGCCTGCAGGGTCGACCTGAACCGGCCTCGAGGCGGCGTCCAGGATCGCAGGTAGGCCGAGCTTCTCGGTCTGCGCCGCATTGATCACGGTGCCCTTCGACGGGGCCTTCCAGGAGCCCCATGCGGGGGCGTCGATCATGCTGAGCTTGCCGCTTGCTGACAAGAAGGCTTCTTGGCCTAACTCGTTCACGGTGTAGATCTGGCCGGCAGAGACGGGGCCGCCCGTCCATGCGTTCGGATTCTTGTTGGCGTTAGCCGCTGCGGCAGCTGCGGCCCTTGCTGCCGCTGCAACGCGGTTCAACTGCCCGACTGCGTTGTTGGCGTAGGTCGTCCAGGTGCTGACACCTGTCCGGATGATGTCGTTGTGGCTCTCGCCGATGGCTTGCCGGTATCGAATCAGGAGATCATTGCGCCTTTCGGCATAAGCATCTTCTGCTTTGCTGATGGTCTCAACTCCCTGTTCTCTTGTCTTTTGGAGTTCTTCCTCTAGTTTTTTGATCTGCTTGTCGGTCCGGATTTTGTCCTGACGCTTTTCTTCTTCGAGTCGTTTGATCTGATCAGCGGCCTGGCGCTCGCGTGCCAGTTGCTCATCTTTCAGCTTTCTCTCTAACTCAGCATTCTGCTCTTTAATTTTCGCGATTTCGTCCTCTTTTTTCTTCTCTTCTTCTGCGGCCTGTTTCTTCAGCTCGGCGATTTCTTCGGCGGCCTTCTTGTCAGCCTCCGCCGCTTCAATCTTGAGAGCTTTCATTTTCTTCTGGAACTCCTCCTCCGCTTTGCGCTTTTCTTCGCGCTTGCGCTCAGCCTCTGCCTCGAGCTTCGCGAGTTCAGCCTCCTTCTGTTTCTGCACTTCTGCGGCTTGTTGCTCTCGCTGCATTCGCTCGAGCTGAGCTTGCGCGCGCAGGCCATCCTCTCCACCAGCCCGCGCCCGAGCCTGCAGGCGTGCGATCTCAAGAGCACGCAGTTTTTCTTCGGCAGGAGTCAGAGCACGTAGGCCCTCCAGTGCTGCGTCATAACGATCCGAGACTGCACGCTTCTGTCGGTCGATGGCACGAAGCTCCTCGTCCATCTGGCTCATCACACGGCTGTGTGCCGAGGATGCGCGCGAGATCTTGGCGTCATACATCGCCGCGGTTGCGGAGCGCTGTTGCTCCAACGCAGCCACGGCCGCGTCGGTCTCGAGGCGAGTCTGCTCAATCGACCGCTGGATCGCCGCGACTTTCGCCTCGGTGATCCGGCGATTGCTTTCAATGGCGTCGCGGGCGGCGCGCTTGTTGGCCTCTGCGACCTCTCGGATTGCGCGAATTTCTTCGTCCTTGTTCTGAGAAAAGACCTTGCTTGCCTCCTTCAGTCCGTCGATGCTGTTCTTGATTCGAGCGACTTCGGTGTCGATACCTTCCTGGAGTTGTGCCTTGAAGTTTTTAAAGGCTTCCTCCATCGCCTTCATCTCTTTGTTGAAGGCATCCTTGGCTTCGCTCAGCTTGGCATTGGCCTGTTGCTCACTGAGAGCCTTTGTGACTCCGTCGACGGCATCCTTGGCGCCTTTAGCAGGATTCTTAACAGCTTCGTAGGACTCCTTGAGTCCTTTTAGCTCCTCAATAGCTGCCTGAATCGCCAGGGTTGCTTGTGTCTGAGCCTGCTTTTCGGCTTCGGTTTCTGCGTTTCTGTTCTTTACCGAGGTCAGGAGTTCGCTCAGCGCCTTGATTTTTCCTTCGATCGCTCCCTTCAGAACCTTCTCTGTCTTTTCGACTTCTTTTTGCTGCTCTTTGTATTCAGACGTACCTTGCGTGAGCTGCGATAGCGCGTTCTTCTGTTCTGTGTAGGCGCCAATTCCCTGCTCGATGGCGATTTTTGTGTTGTCGAGTTCCTTGTAAACTTCGTTGGTGGTCTGATTGAACTTTGCCTGCTCAGCTGTTGCGGATCCAATTAGCCGACGGAATCGATCAAGCCCCGCCTGAACGGCACCGACGGACTCGACTGACTTGTCCCAGCTCTCCTTGTTGGTCCGATTGACCTCCTGCCCGAGCTCTCCGAGTCGATCTTTCAGTGCTGCAGTGCCCGTCATCAAGGCATCGTTAGCCTCTTGCGCGCCCTTAGCGATCTGCGCATAGGTATCCCAAGCGGCAGCGACAGCGCCAATAGCAACCGCAACGGTCGCGAGAGGAGCTGCAAACGCGATGAACTTGGCAATAGCTCCACCGGCAGTTAGTGCACCGGAGCCAATTTTCGTAAAGATCTGCCCAATACTTAAGGACTTCAGCGCAGAGACTGCGCCTTTCGCTCCTGCGACGATCTTGCCGAATAGCGCTGTCGCAGCGGCGCCTACATTGCCGCCAACTACGGCAGCATTGAACTTGGCTACAGCGGCGGTTGCCAAGCCGTAGGCCGCG